CGGCGCGGCCAGATCGGCGGCAACCGCCAGGCGACCGTCATCTGCCGGGAGTTCGAGGGCGTCGACGCGTCGATGCAGTTGGTCTGCCTCTCGCGCGGCGGTGACGTGATGAAGATCTCCAGCGTGGTCGAGCAGGACGGCGATCTTGTCATCACCGTCGAGGAGGCCGTCGCATGATCTCGCTCGGCTGGTCAGGAAACCCGAACGCCCAGATTGCGGCCCTCATCTCGCGGTACGCCGAGCTTCCTCGGCACATCGCCAAGAAGCACCTCCAGGCTGCGATGAAACGGTGCATGAAGGACGGAGTGCCGGCGCTGAAAAGCATCACGCCGAAGGGCGTCACGCGAACCGTCCGGGCAGCGCTCAAGCGCGGCGCCGGCGGACGGTTTGTCGAGGGCAGTGGCAAGAAGAGCCGCGTCCGAGGCGGTTCCCTGCGTCGTGCCGTAACGACAAAAGCCAAGTACATCGGCCGCAACAAGGACGGCGTCGTGTACGGCGCTGTCGGCTACAAGGCCGGCTTCGAGAGCCGCAAGGCTCTGTGGCTGGAGTTCGGGACCAGTCGCGGCATTGAGCCCAGAAAGATCATGGATCGGTTCCGCAGGCAGTACGGCGGCCCGGCCGCGGCAAAGCTCGCAAAGGAAATGCGGGCTGCACTGGAGAAGGCCGCGAGCGAGATGGCGTCGGGCAAGAACCCCGCCCGGAACTACGGGAGGTAAACATGCCCGCACCACACAACTGGCTTCGAGCGGCAATCGAGTCTGCGACCATCTGCTCGGCGTGGCCCGTCGGTATGACCGGAGTCGGTGAGCCTCCCTACGTCATCTATACCCGCGAGCAGACGGTTCGCGAGCAGCTGCTGGACGATGCGTTCAGCGACACGCCTGATCCGGATGCGATGCCTCCGGTCGCAAGATACACAGTCGTCGTCTATGCCGACTCATACGTTCAGGCGTGGGACATCGCCGGAGCAATCTCGGCGGCGATCCATCGGTTTGCCGGCGGCCCGGATGTGGCCCACGGCGAGACGATTCATCAGTGCCTCGTCGTCGACGAGCGGGACGGCGACGCCGGCTACCTCGAAGGCCGCGAACAGCCCACATACACGGTCGAGCAAGACGTCGAAATCCGTTTTTCCTAGGAGGTCATCATGCCGGATCCATCCCCCACGTTCGTCACCAGCCAGGGAACCACGTTCACCTTCAAGGGGAACACATACAAGTGCATCGACATCGGACGCGAAGGCTCGGCCCCGGCGCGCGAGCGCGTCGACATGACGACGCTCGATGTCGCTCATGGCGGCGAGGCCGTGATGCTCCTGTCGCCGATCAAGCCCAAGCGCGACCCGAAGAAGTTCACGATCACGTACCGGACGATGTCCGACACGACGGAGATCGAGGAGGGCGCCGAGGGCACGCTCACGACCACTGGCGGCAGCGGGAACTACCGCGTCACGGCCGCCGGGGTGTCGAGGAAGACAGCGGCCTACGTCGAAGGAACCGCCACGTTCGAGGAGCTGATCGCCGGCGAGGTGACCGCGTCTAACCTGACGATCTCCTGACCATGGCGAGCGTTATCTATGCCCGGCTTTCACTCCTCCCACGACACGACCGTCTCGTTCAACGGCGTCGACATCGGCTACCTGACGGCCCACGACTGGGACGTCAAGGCAGGCCAGCTCGTCGAGCGTACGAGCGTGGTGAGCCGTGTCGTGGGGGCTGGGGCGGATGCACGCGTGGTCAAGAGGTACGACTGCACATCGGTGGAGCCGCCGACGCTGTCGTTTTCGTTCTGGGGTCCGCCTTCGTTCGACGCGGACGACGCCGGGATGAAGGGCACGATCGTGTTCGAGACACCGGGGGCGACCATCTCCGGTCCGGCGATCCTGACGTCATTCAGCCACGCCGGGAGGTCCGGGCAGTGGTCTACAGGGGTGGCGACGTTTCAACTGACTGGAGCGCTTGAGTGATATGGCAGACACGCTGACCTTCGATCAACTGCTCGACCTTGCCGCGCGGAAGGGGCCGCTGGAGTTCACGATCAAAGCCCTTGGCGGGCACCGCGTGTTCGTTCGCGACCCGTCCAGCGCAGACGTCGACGAATGGCGGATGTGGTGCCGAAACCACCAGGGCGGCGACAAGCCGATGGCGGCTAAGCTCGTGCAACTCCTGCTCTGCGACTCGCACGGTGATCGGCTCGTTCCGCAGACCGATGAAGCGCTGCAAGATTTGGCGGATTCCAACCCGCGCGCCATCGACGAGATCGCACATTTCTGCCTGCCGCTTGTCAACGAGACAACCGACGAGGCGATGGAGGAGGAAAAAAAAGGCTGAGGGCGGACCAGTGGGAACTCTTCACCTACCGGCTCGCCCTCGAGATGGGTGTCTGGGACGTCGAGAAGCTGAAGCGACGGATCACGAAACGGCAGCTGCGGAAGTGGATGGCGTTCTACCTCATCGAGCCTTGGGGCCAGCCGTGGCTGGCTGCCGGGAGGATGACCAGCCTGATCCGTTCTGCACTGACTGGCAAATACGACAGGCACGACGAGGAGCGATTCCTGGTCACATACCAACTCGGTGACGAGTACCGCTCAAAGGTTCCAAAGACCGAAAGCGAATTGGCTGACGAACTGGCGAGCCTTCCGGGGCTCACGAAGAAGGCAAAACCATGTCGGTCATCGGCAAAGTCTCGGCGATCTTCACGGCCAACTCGTCGGGCCTCGTCACGGGCGTGAACCAGGCGGCATCCGCCATGCGCCGCATGGAGGGGTCTACTGCCTCTCTTGCGTCTGGAATGAAGGCTCTCGTTGCGATCCAGGGTGCGCAGCTTTTCGGCTCGATCGCGAGTACGGCCGGAAACTATGTCCGCTCGCTCGTCTCCATGGGTGCTGCCCAGGCAGAGGTCATCGACCAGCAGAGCAAGCTGGCGGCCCGCGTCGGTATGACCTACGGAGAGTTCGCCGGCCTGGCCCTCGCCGGAGACCTGGCAGGCGTCGGCATGGATACGATCGCCAAGGCGGCGACAAAGGCCGACATCGCGTTCGTGAAGGCCCAGCAGGGCTCGAAGACGGCCCAGGCAGCCTTCGCGAGCCTGGGGCTGTCAGTGGACGATCTGGCTGGCATGTCGGCCGCCGAGCGGTTCCAGGCAATCTCCTCGGCGATCGCTGCCCTGCCGACGGAGGCCCAGCGTGCCGCAGCTGCTACGCAGCTCTTCGGGAAGGCCGGGGCGGAACTGCTCCCACTGTTCGCCGGCGGGGCCGAGGGCATAGCCCAAGCGGCCGAGCAGGCCCAGCGGCTCGGGCTCGCCCTTACGACCGCCCAGGGGCAGGACGTCGAGGCGATGAACGACGCGTTCACGCTGGCTTCCAAGGCGATCCAGGGCGTGATCCAGCAAGTGGTCGCCTATTTGGCACCGGCCGTTAAGGCCGTGGCCGACACGTTCACCAACCTCGTCGGATCGATCGGCGGCGCGAACATCGGGCAGGCGATCGGCGACGGAATCCTGGCCGGTGCGCGGTTCCTGGCTGGGATTGGCGATTACATCATCGCGAACTTTTCGTCCGTGTTCTCCTACTTCTCGGATGTCGGAGCCCAATGGGGAACGGTCGCCGATTTTATGAATCGCGCCGCCAATTTCATGTCGGGCGTATTCAACGCGGCTCAGGCAGGGCTGGGAATGGTGGTGCTGGGCTTTGGTGCCGTTGTGGAGGGCATCGCCAGACTGTTGAGCATGGGCGGAAAATTCCTTGGGCTGGACACGACCAAGATTGACCAGACGGTCGCCGGAGTTGCCGCGTTCAACGCTGGGATTTCTGACGGCATCGATCAGAACCTCACCCAGGCCCAGGCCGGATTTGCCGCGGCATTCGCCGAGAACGCCGCCCCGGTAGGCCAAGCCATTTCCGGCCCATTGACGACCGCCCTGGATGCGGCTGTCTCCCAAGCCCAAGCCTCCGCTGCCCAGGTAGAGGAATCCGGGATGGGAGCCGCGAATGCCGTCGGCGATGCGCTTGCCGAGCAAATGGCTGTCGCTGCTGAGCCGCAAGCCATCAAGGGCGTCGACTCTCGGTCCAAGGAAGGCATTGCCGAGATGTTCCGAATGATGCGCACTACTGGCGGTGACGTCCAAGAACAGCAGCTTCAAGTGCTGGAGCGCATTGCCGGCACCCTGGAAGACCAGGAAGTGGATTACCCCTTCGCCATCGACGGAGCGTGACATGGCCTGGGTCGAATACGAGCGAGTTCCAGGCGGCATCTCAGGCAAGTACGGCGAAAGCCTGCGGTTGCCGGAGAAGTGGCGGATTCGCGTGGACTCGCCGGACACACTCAGGAGCGAGATCGTCGGCGGCGTGACTGCAACGATCGGCGTCACGTGGGGCACTGCCCACCCGGAGTTTCCAGCCCTGAAGGCGATGGAGTTCGATCTATCGCCTGCGACCGATGACGGGATGCTGTGGTGGCTGACCGTGCAGTACTACGTCCCGCCTCCTGGGAAGGTCGTTAAGGAAAACGGCATCCCCGAAGACGTCTGGGAACGAAACGGCGGGGCAACAAGCGTCCCGGCGTTCACGGACATGTCCGGAACGACGATAACCAACTCGGCTAAGGATCCGCTGGAGGGCCTGGAAAAAGAGCGCGAGGAGACAAGCTGGTCTCTGACAAAACACTACGAGGATGAGCAAACTCTCGATGCTGACATCGACGCCGCCGCCGGTGCGGTGAATGACGCGTCCTGGGCCGGGCACGACGAGAAGTGCTGGAAATGCTACTTCAAGGGAGCGAAGAAGCAATCCATCTCAAAGCTCGATGGCGATGATGACGGCGGGATGTTGGAGTACATCGAGAGCCGGTGGGAGTTTCGGCTGGACACTGGCACGTGGAGGTCCATGCCCTGGGACGTCGGCTTCATGGAACTGACATCGGGCGGCACGGAACGGAAGGCCATCCTGGGAAGCGACGGAAAGCCTGTAAAGCAGCCAGTCGCGCTAAACGCCAACGGCACGCAAAAGGCCGCTGGTGAGCCGCCAAGCGTCATCAACAACGGCGACGGCGTGGATCTGTATCCGTCTGCGGACTTCCTCACGATCTTCGGTACGCCGGAGCTATTGTGACATGGCCCGGAAAGTCAGTTTTTCAGAGGGCGACGCCAAGCGAATCGCGGCCGCAACCAGAGCCTATGAGCGCGGCAACCGCGACCAGCCTCCGATACGATTTCGTGGCGGCGGATCGGACGACGGCGACCCGATACGGATCGGCAAGACGATTGCGGTCTGGGCTAAAGATACGGTCGCGAACATAGCGCTATACGAGTCTGGAACGCCGCCAAACGAGACCTCTAGCTCCGCCGCGCTCGAAGACTGCGTCAACAAGTTTGCCACCGTTGGCTGCGACAAGTGGGTCGCCGTGGCTCGGGCTGCGAACGGCCGGTGGTACCTGATCGCGGCCGAGTGCGGTGTCGACGAGGGGTCGGGCTGATGGTGCTCTTTCCTGGGTGCGACTGTTGCTCGTGCGCTCCGTGCGTGGAGATATCGGCGACCGGCTTTGACCTTTCGACTAACTGTTATGTCCTCACAGACATAACGCAGGACGCCTCGGCGCTCGGCGACTGGCCTCAGTTCCCGCAGAATTGCGGCAGCCCGTTTGTGTACGACTACCAAACGACCGACAGCGAAGACGTTCCTTATGGGTTCACCGCGCAGCTCTCCATAGCGGCAGGCGGCGCGACGCTGCTTGTGACACTCACAGTCGACGGCGACGAGGTCTGGTCAGCGACCTACGAAAAGCTCGACATCGCTTGCCTCGCGCCGGACAGCGAGGACGAGATAGTGTTCACGTCTGACGACATCACGTCAGAGACTGGCACATCATGCGGCGCTGGACAATTCATCGTCCGGCCGTGCAGGTGCAAGTGTGTGAAGGTCGGGAAATCACTTTCGACCTATGCGATTTACACTGGGGCCTGTGGGTCCATTTGGCGTCTCAACCTAGACGCGGCAGGCATTCCGATTCTACACGCCGGTTATGCCTCGACGTGGGTTTGCATTCAGCCCGGCACATGTGCCGGGCTGGCCGCTGGTGACATAAGATTTGACGGCCCTATCCCGGCCGAGATCAGCGGCCTGCCGCCGAGGCCCGTGTCGCATTGTCGCTGCTTTGATAACAACGGGCCGAACGGCCCAGTCTGCGTATGGGCCGCTGACATTGGAACGGACCACTACGGAAACTCGGTTGCCATTCCATGGCTCGAACACGCCGGTACATGCCCGGAGAACCCACTTCCGTGATTCGTTGTCACCGCCGACACCTTGAAGCAAGATGCCGCCAGCGCGGCTACACGATGGACCAGGTCCGCGCGTGCATCGTCAGGGACGACGGAGATCGCCTGGTCGTTGACGAGACTCACGACGCATATCCGCGCGAGCGTGCGGGACTAGGGGACATGGCCAGGGCATGCCTGTCGGCGATCGGAATTACTGAGGAGCGAGTCAGTCGACTACTTGGACGCCCGTGTAATTGCCCGAAGCGTGTTGCCGTGCTGAACAAAATCGGACGGAAGTTTGGTATCGGTTGATTCAGCAACGCATGTAGAAGCAAGGAGGCTCGCATGGCTGGCTGGCTGATCGCACTGACTGGGCTGATATACGCCTACGTGGCGGCTGATTTGGCGTGGCAAGGCAAGACGGGCCTGTCGGTCGCCTACATTGGCTACGCGTTCGCCAACGTCGGACTCTACATCGCTGCAACGAGGTGACGCATGTACGGCATCACGCCCGAGGCCCAGGCCTACGTCGCGGCTGCTGTCTCAGACATGCAGGGCCACGGAGTGACGGTCACGCTGTCGACAGAGGACGGCGGCGGGTTCGGTGGCGGCAAGCTGGGCGGATACTTCGACGAAGAGGGGCCGACGTTCTTCGTCGCCACGCATACATCGCCGGAAGTATGGCTGAGCGTGTTCATCCACGAATACCAGCACTACCGGCAATGGCAGGCTAAGTCTCCAACGTGGACGGCCAAGCTCGGAGGCGACTGCTGTGCCTGGTACGTCTTCGACGCGTGGCTTCAAGGAGTGGTCGAGCTGACGCCGCAGCAACGGGACGAAGCCCTGCGGCTCATCCTCGACTGCGAGCGCGAATGCGAGACGATGACGCTCGCAGAAATAGCCGAACGGCCCGGCATTGGCTTGACGTCGGATTGGTATCACCGGGCCGCGAATGTTTATCTCGCATGGTACGGAGTCGTGAGGCTGACGCGGCAGTGGTATCAGCTGTCTCCGTATGCAGACGACACGCTTGTGTCGATGATGCCGAGTGACCGGCTGCTGACAGTCGATGAGTCGCTACACCCGACACCGGATGTGTTCGGTGCGATCGCGTCGAAGGTGTTTTCGGAGTTTCAGTAATGGCAAAAACGAACGACATTATCGCCGAGATCGCTGCGGCCGTACCGCAGCGGCAGTTCCTGCGATGGCACCAGCGCGTCGCACCCGAACACGCCGCGACGCTTGCGGCCATCCGTGAGGCGTACTTTGCCGGCAAGTTCGGCAAGGCCAGGCGTCCGGCTGTCGAGGCAATCGTCAAGGTTCTCGCGGCCCGTGGCATCGCGAACGTCGGCCGTAACGGAATCGAGACATGGCTAAGCAAGTGAGTCGCGACGCCGTGTCCGAGGTGGCGGCGCGGGCTGCCGGCGACAAGGGCGTCACGATCGAAGAGGTCACGAAACGCGAGACGCCGGACGGCGTCGAGGCCAGGAGCGTCTCGGCCAGAATCCGCACCGTCGCAGACCTTCTGCGGCACATCGAGGCCGACCTGACGAAGTTCGAGGTCGCCGCCAGCGAGGCGACGAAGTGGGAGGGGCTCACGGCCGACAAGGCGACCGGAGAGCCTGTGGTCACCGAGCTGCACCGCGTCCATGTGCGGCTGCGGCCAAAGGCCGGGCCGGGCATCGAGGACACGGTGGCGGCGATGATCGCAGGGGCGGCCTCGTCTGGCCGCATCGGCAGGCCGAAGGCCAGGGCATCGAAGGCGAAGCGGGATGGGCTCTGGCAAGTTGTGGTCGTGGCCGACCCGCACTTCGGTAAATATGCCTGGAGCAAGACAACCGGCGGCGACGACTACGACCTCGACCATGCCGACCGCCTTGTGCGGGATGCCGGAACCAGGCTGATCGAGGCCGGTGACCGGCAGGATCCGTCTCGCCGGACGATCGCCTTCCTTGGCGACGTTTACCACTACGATACGCCAGACGCCAAAACGACCCGCGGCACCCAGCTTGAGCGGGACGGGCGGCTTGAAAAGATGATTGAGACCGGAACGGCCGCGGCCACGCACCTCGTGGAGCGGTCGTCCGAGACATGCCAGACAGACGTCATCTGTATTCCGGGAAACCATGACGAGAGCATGACGGCGTGGTTCCGTCTGCTGCTTGCGACGCACTTTGCCGCTGACAAGCGAATCACGATCTGCCAGACGTACACGCACCGGCAGTACATCGAGCACGCCGGGAACCTTCTCGGCTTCACTCACGGCGACAAGGCCCGCGGCAAATTGCCGGCGCTCATGGCCCTGGAAAACCCAGACGCTTGGAGCCGGTGCCGCTACCGAGAGTTTCACACCGGGCACCTCCACAAGCAGGCTGCGAAGATCCGCCGCGTCGTCGACGCCGACGGCATCGACACTGTGGACGGCGTGGTGGTGCGGATCGCCCCGGCCATCTGCCCGCCTGATGACTGGCACTCGCAAGAAGGCTACATCGGCTCTCGCCAGGCGATGGAGACATGGTTCTACGCTCCCGGCGGTGGGCTGGCCGGGATGCTCGTGGCTGGTACGAATGCTTGACGCCGACTACATCAACGAGGCAGAGCGTCGCGCCCGTCGGTTCTCCGGCGCATGGACAGGAACGAGCGGCACGCTTGCCGCTGACGTCATTCATCTGATCGGATTGGTGCGGGACTACCAGGAGGCAGCAGCAGTGAAAGAGCAGGCAGGGGACACCGTTCGGTTCGCGACCGGGGCTGTACGGTCAAGCGACGCGGAGGCGACCAGGTTCGACCTGATCTCGCCGATCGGGTTGGAGGCCGTCGCCAGGGCCTGCGCCGAGGGGGCCTCGCGCTACGGAGACTACAACTGGGAGGCCGGGATGCCCGTCCACGATCTCCTGAATCACGCCCTCCGGCACGTGTACCGCTACCTATCAGGAGACCGATCGGAGGACCACCTCGGGCATGCGGCGTGGGGCCTGCTAGCGGCTATCCACTCGGAAGCCTTATGGCCAGAGATCAACGCGGGGACGCTCCGCGGGCCTGGGTGCATGGCACCTGGGTGTGGTCGCAACATTCGTGCGGATAGTGCGTCGCCGGATTCGCACTCCTGCCACATTCGGGGGCAGGAGTGCGCATCGCGTCCGGTTACGCCGATCGTGCAGGAGGCTCCGTGTCGGGCTTGAAGATCCTCGGCAGCGACTGCCACGCCTTCGGTCGCCGCGAGTCCACGACGCGAGGGTCAAGGTACGACCGACGCGTGATCCTGTCCGTCGAGTGCCCGAGGTAGCTTGTCGCGTCGAGGCCGGCGGCCGCGAGGTGCGATGCGGTTGAGCGCCGCAGGGCATGGAACTGGACATCGCGTCCGTCACCGAGCCCGGCGCGCCGCGTAATGGTCTTCCACCTTTTCCGCAGCGCCGTGTTCGACGCCACCCACCAAAACGCCGTCGGCCCCTCGTGCCTCGTCACGGCGTCCATGAGATCGCAAGCCTCTGGCGAAAGTTCGTACACCCGCTCCTGCCGTTTCCCTTTCCGCACCACGGCTGGGACCGTGAGCGTCGGCCGCTGCCAGCAGTGCTTCGGCGTCTTCAACAGGGCATTGATTCGCTCGCCCGTCTCAAGCCCCACGGCGATCAAGGCCTGGAAGAAAACCGCCGCCGGCACGGGGCCGACCCACCCACTCGACCACTTCGCAGACTGGGCAAGCCGCCCCAGCTCGTCGGCAGTGAACGCCCGCGGCGTGGACTGGGGCACGAGTTCCGGGGCGACCGTTGGCCGCAGCTTCACAAGCCCGCGGCCCTGGGCGAGGTTCCACAAGGCGAGGATCCCGCTCCGCTCGCGGGCAACGCTGTTCGGCGACTTCTTCTCTGCCATCCTCGTGAGCCACTGGCTGACGACGAGATCCTCAAGGTCATTGAGCAGTGCAGGACGGCCGAGCCATCGCGAGAACTGGGTGATGGCGTGTCGCAGAAGGCGGACGCTCTCGGGGGAGCGGCCGCGGAGCCGAAGCGGGACATACACGTCGGTCAGGAATCGGTCGAGAGTCATGGTGTGATCCTCCGCAAAAGGGATAGGTCACACATCCGTGCGGGGTTTCCCCTTCCTTGGTGACGTTCCGGTGAGTGCGGTCGTTCCGATTGGCCGCCGCACCGTTGGTCAGTTGATGGTTCGCTCCTGCCCCCGCCACTGTCAAAGGTTTCAATCCTGCCCGGGAATTGAGGCCACAAGCCAGGAAGGACACCGTAGTCGGCAGGCCGAAAGGCCAGCCGGCTACGGCCCCCGCAGCGGACCGCAAGTTCGTCGGAGGCTGTGCGATGGAAAACGGAGTCGTGGCGTTTCTCGTCTACTTCGTTCGGGCGGGTGGGCTGTTTTTTGCCATCGGGACATCGGTGATCGCCGCTTGCGTGTTGCCGTTCACTCAAAAGGGCGGACTTGCAACGGCGGCTCTGTTCGCCCTCGTCGCCGCCGGCGGCATTCTGTCCTGGCCACGCTGGCCTGGCTCGTGGCGCGGCGACGCGCCCAGCGACAAGCAGATTGCCTACGCCCAAAACCTCGGGATCCGCATCCCCGCCGGCATCACGAAGGGCCGGCTGTCCGACATGATCGAGGCCGCAAAACAGGTCCGCGGCTGACCGTCTGGCCGCCGTGTTGATTCACGGCACCGAACACCTACGCTACGGAGGCCATGAAGATGCCATTCAAACCGAAGCCCGGTCTGACCTACATCAACACCCGCGAAGCCGCCGAGATCTTCGGCTGTAGCATGGGGAGGATCCGCCAGCTTGCCCTGGCTGGCGACCTGTGGTGCGGCCATCTTCACAACCGCGCCCTCGTCTACGACAAGGACGAGGTCGAGCGCAAGGCGAAAGAGATCCCGACGACCGGCCGCCCTCGCAAGGGCCGGCGGTCCGCCTGATCTGATTCAAGGCCCGCTCAGTGAACTGCCGATTGTGGTTCTAACCACATCTCTACAAGCAGGAGAACCCGATGCGTCGGATCAACTGGAACGGCCTTGTGACCGCCCTCGTGCTCGTTCGGCTCGGCCAGGAACTGGGAACGGATTCTCCGCTGGCCCGCTCTGTTTTCGCCGTCGCTGAAATCGCCGGGAAACTCGCGTCTTTTTTCACTGTTGACACGTTCTAACCACATCCCTACAACACCCCTCGTCAGTTCTAACCACAACACCAAAAGGACGAAGGCATGGACGCCAACGAACGGATGCCTGGTGACGCGGAGGCCTCCGCGGCCGTCGCAGGGATGCAGGACACCTACGGCCGGCCGCTGCCGTCGGTCGGCGATTGGATCTCGTGGCACTCTTCCGACGGGATCCGTAGCGGCCGCATCGAGGCGATCTCCGGAGATGTGCATCTCGTGATGCAGGCCGATGGCAAGCTCGCGAATGTCAGCCCGAGCCAGATCGCGAGGGCCTGACGATGCACAACAACCACGCCCACCACCGACGCGACTACAGGGAAGGCCCGTGGGAGGCATTCCTCCAGCGGAAGGCTCGGGCGATTCAGAAGCTGGTCGCACCCGGCCGCGTTTTGGAGCGGCTCGTGGCCGAGGCCCGACCAGTCGGGATCAACCTCTACCACATTCCGGCCGGTGCGGCCCTGCTCCTGCGGGCGCGGGCCACTCTCGACGAGTTCCGGGTCGTCGCGAACGACGCCGAAGGCGAGGTGCTCCGGTGAACACTCAGCTGATCGGGTTTTTGCTGATCGCGTCTGCCGCGTTCGTGATGACGTTTACGGTCGGGACTGTGGTCATCGGTATGGCGATTGTCATGAACCGCAGGGATGTGGTCCGTGGCGGATGCCGCGGACCTGGATGCCGGCTGGAGGCCGGACGGCATGGATGCACCTGGTCGGGGGCGGTCGACGGACCGGCCGCCTCCGATTTGACGACGCTGGCCCGCGCGGGCTGGGTCGACATCGAGACGGTCCGCACATTTGAGGGGAAGTGATGGCGATCAAGATCGAGCGCGGCGTCAGCCGCGGCGCGGCCCGCGTGGTGCTGTACGGCACCGAGGGCATCGGCAAGAGCACGCTGGCGGCACAGTTCCCGAACCCGGTGATCCTCGACACCGAGGACGGGACGCGGCAGATCGACTGCGCCCGCGTGCGGTGCGGCGACTGGATGACGCTGACTGGGGCCATGGTGGACCTCGGCGGCAACGCCCAGGGCTTCCAGACGGTGGTCGTCGATTCGGTGGACTGGGCCGAGCGGCTCGGCCTGGAGCACATGCTCCGGAAGGACGGCAAGCGGAGCGTCGAGGACTACGGGTTCGGAAAAGGGTTTGTGAAGATCGCCGAGGTCATGTCTGCGTTCCTGGGGATGGCCGACAACCTGATCGACCGCGGCGTGAACGTGGTGTTTGTCGGCCACTCGACCGTGAAGCGGACGACGCCGCCAGACCTCGACGAGGGCTGGGATCGGTACGAGCTGAAGCTCTCGCGACAGGTTGCGCCGCTCGTCAAAGAGTGGGCAGACGCCCTCCTGTTTGCGAACTACAGGACGCGACTGGTCGAGGGGGCTGACGGCCGGACACGTGCCAAGGGCGGGAAGGAACGGATCCTGTTCGCGGAGCGTACAGCGGCGTGGGATGCGAAGAACCGCTACGGCCTCGGGGCCGAGTTGCCAATGTCGATCGAGGCCCTCGCGGCCCTGTTCGAGGGACAAAGGGCCACGGCGTCTGTCCCAGCCAGGCCGCTTGGATGGATGGAGCGGGTCGCCAAGGCCCAGACCGTCGAGGCCCTCGGCCGGATCGCCGACGAGGCCGACCAGGCCGTGACCGCCGGCGACATGACCGAGAGCCAGCGGAACCGGCTCGACGCCGAGATCGCCAAGCGGGAAGACGCGATCGACCCGCAGGAGGCCACGGCGTGACGACCTGGAAGAGTTTCGCCGAGATGCGTGGCGACAACGAGCCGCGCGAGTGGATGCGGTGGTCGGAGTTCCTGGCCGCGGTGCTGGCCGAGATCCCCTGCCTCGGCGTGTGGGACATCCGCCAGGTCGTGCGGCGATCTACGCGACCGGAGAAGCGCTACGGGCACTACCGCTACACGCACGAGCACATGGACGCGGTCCGAGCGTATGCGGCCCGCTTGGGTTTGACGAAGGAGGCGACGAATGTCTGACGACGCGATCGACTGGGGAGACTGGGGCGGAGAGGAGCAGGAATCGAAGTTGCTGCCGGCGGCGGAGTACGAGGGGACCGTCACGGTCGCCACGTGGGGCCACGCCGACTGGGCGGCTGCGAAGATGCCGGAGTCCGGCGGGAACATCCTGAAGGTGAAGGTCGAAATCGACGCCCCGGCCGGGTACGCCGAGGCCTGGACGACGATCCCGCGGGTGAAGTCGCGGCGGTGGCAGTTCCGGCTTGTGTGTGCGGCGGCTGGCGTTGATGCACCTTCAAAGGACGGGCCGGCCTGGAGCCCGGCGTGTCTGGTCGGGAAGCGGGTTCGTGTAGCGACCTCGATCTACACCAACGAGAGGACCGGCGAAAGCAAGGTCCAGATCGACAAGTGGTTCCCGGCCGAGGCGTGGACGCAGCCCGACGCAGGCCAGCCAAAGGCCGAGCCTGCCAAGGCCGCGGCCAGGAGGACACAGACACAGAAGGCCGACGCGGCCTCCGGTGCAATGCCGAACGACGATATCCCGTTTTGATGTGCGACATGGACGCGAAGGGAGGAGTTGCATGAGGCAACGCTATAGGCAGAGCACCGAGATCGACCTGGAGCCATGCACGATCGACGCTGGCATCGTCGCCGATTTCCTGGAGCGCAGCAGGAGGCCACGAATGGCGTCGTTTGTCCGTGAACTGGCTGACGCGCGAGCGCCCGTCTACCAGTTGCTCGCGCTCCACGAGCGTCAGGTGCATGAGTTGTCTGCGCGGCTGGAGAGATACGAGCCGCGCGGCCAGAAGTACGAGCCCTGCACGGGCGTTCCGCCACCGGAGTCGAGCGATTGAACGACCTGGCCGCTCCCGGCCGAAGTGGCTGATGAATCACAGCCACGGGGAGGACGCCGCGGGCGGTCGTCTGAAACACCCGCAGCCGGAGCCGGAGACCTTTCCGCCGGCGATCCGACCGCCGGCCCGGCGTCACAGGGCAAATACACGGAGGAACGGATGCCAGCCAGACCGACCATCGACCGCGAACGCGTCCGCGAGCTGCTCGCCCAAGGCATGAAGGTGCCGCAGATCGCGATCCGCCTGGGCTGCAATCGGGTCACGCTCTACCAGATCGCGAAGGGGGCGAAACGATGACGACTCCCCCATGGATCACTCCGCCGCTCGAGGCGGTGCTACCGCTGTTCGCGGCGGCACGGAAGACCGATCCGGAGACATCGCACGCGGCGGCCAATAGGGCGCCGGTGGCCGGGCACTGTGCCAAGGTGCTCAAGGCCTTGGCGTCCGGCCCCGCCGGCCAGACTGAGATCGCCCGGCGGGCCGGGATGACTGTGGCCGCGGTGTCGAAGCGGCTGCCGGACCTCCGGCGGGCCGGGCTGATCGAGAGGACGGGCCGGGAGGTCGAGGGCGGGGAGAGCGAGTATCGAATCAGGGAGGTCACGTATGGCCGGTGAATGGCTCGCCATCGACATCGGACTGCCGGACAAGCCGGAGGTCCAGGAGCTGATCGACATGACCGGTCATCCGGTCGAGTACGTCTGCTTCCGGCTCTACCGGCTCTGGTCGTGGGCCGCCGTCCACTGTGCCGACGGTACGGCCCGGATGACAGTCCAGAGGCTGGCGAGGACATGCGGAGGGGACGATGCCTTCTGGCTGGCCGTGGCGGCCGTCGGGTGGCTGGAGATCGACGAGACGGCCGCTACCGTTGCTGTCCCTGGGTGGGACCGACGGTTCAGCCAGGCGGCCAAGGCGAGACTCCAGCACCAGGACCGTGCCAAGGCCCAAAACGAGCGGGATCCGGACCGTCGGAAGCGGCCCGGGACTGCCTGCGCTCAAGCGCAGGCACCGCCTGCGCCGCCGCGCAGTAGAGGAGAGGAGAGGACAGGAGAAGTTCCTCCTCCTCCGCGCGAGGCTGCGCAGCCTGACCCGGCAGCCTGGGCAACGCTCCGCGAGGCATGGAACTCCGGTGCAGGCACAGATGCCCGCAGGAGGCCATGGAAGCCGCCTACGCCGCCCGATGAGGCGGTCCAGCGGCTCTGGGAGCCTGGGTGGCTGGAAACGGCTCTGGAGGCGATTCCGAGGCTCCGCGGGTGCCGGTACTTCAAGTCGTGGGTCGGCCTGCCGCAGTTTTGCTCGAAGCCGGCCTTCGCCCGGAAGGTGCTCGACGGCAGCTACGACGACGTAAACGAGCCGAAGGCCGGCCCTCGTGGGCAGGAAGATCGCCGCACGGCTGCGGATGTGGCCGATGAATGGCTCATGAAGGCCGCCGATCCAGAGGTTGCACGTAGGAGGGCCGAGTTCCTGGAGTCAAAGGCCCGCAAGGCCAGGGCCATGGCCGAAGATTCCGGAAGCAGTGTCGACGGAGACTTCGAGGCCGCTCGCGCGTCTGTGGTGGCGTCACTCCGTGAGCGAACATGAAAAGCAACGCTTCAGCAGTGCTCGGCATCGACCCAGGCCCGAGGGAGTTCGCGTGGGTTCTGTGGAGCGGCTCGCGCGTGCTCGAATCAGGAGACGCGCCGAACTACGTTCCGGGATCGTGGCTGAACGTCGCCGGCGGTCGGCGCGTCGCGATCGAGTGGATCGAATCCTTCGGCATGGCTGTCGGCCGTGAGGTCTTCGAGACGGTTTTCTCGATCGGTCGCATGGCTGCGATCAAGGACGTCCGCCTTGTCCCACGCCGCGACATCAAGCTGCACATCTGCGGATCCCCACGGGCGAAGGACGGAAACATCCGGCAAGCCCTGATTGACCGGTTCGGCCAAGTCGGTACGAAGAAGGCACCGGGTCCGCTCTACGGAATCTCGAACCACAGGTGGGCGGCCCTGGCCGTGGCGGTCACGGCCTTCGACCTCGAAGAGACGGACCACGAGGCGACGTTCCATCGTGTGACGGCGTGATCGTGTGATCGCATGAAGGCATGGAGGCCAGCATGGTGCTACGCGACGTTTCGCGCAGTTGGGGAAGGAATCGGCGACGGCTCGTCCGCGACAGGAACGGGCGTCTGCTCGGGTCGACGCGGATCGTTCTCTCGGCGATCCAGGTGAGGGCCGTCGAACGCATGTTCAGGACGGGAAGGAGCCTGGAGGCGATCGCGGACGCCATCGGTGTTTGCAGGAACACCATCCAGCGAATCCTTCGAGACCAACTGCAACACGTGCCGCGTAGGAAAAGGTCGTGGATGGACGTCCAGCGGCGCGAAGACCCGTCTCCGGACGAGCTGCGGCAGCAGATGGCAGACATCCGCGGCTCATAGGGCAAATCGGTGGACGCCGCTACCCTCGCGGCATGGCCTCCGCACTCCAGCCGCGCAGCCCGCTTCATGTCGCGTTCGTGCGCGGGAACGACTATTCCGCTGCGCTGGACTTCAGCGTCGCGACCACCGGCTACACGTGGGTGGCCGAGATCTACTCGCTGAACACCGGAGAAATTCTGGCCACGCCGGCGATCACGACCGTCGACGCTGCCCTCGGTAAGGTCAGCCTTTCCATTCCGCTGGCGACAGGCAACACCCTGCCGATCGGCACGCTTGGAGTCCGCATACGATGGACGTCTCCTGGCGGTGTCCGGGACATTCTCGGAGGCACGTGCGAGGTGCTCCGGTGAGCGACATCGAGGTCAAGGTCGAACCGATCGAGGTCACGGCAAACGTGACTGGAGGTGTCGGGCCTGCTGGCGCAAGCGGCGTCGTGAATGTCGCTGCACCCGTGACGAACAGCGGCACGACGACTGCGGCAGTCATCGGGCTGTCTCACGGTGACGGGTTGGTCGTTCAGTCCGGGCAGCTGCGTGTCGACCCACAGGTCCGAGACCGCTCGACGCACACCGGCACCCAGGCCATCTCGACAGTGAGCGGCCTCCAGAGCGCCCTCGACTCCAAGGCTACGCCGACCGACGTTTCGACGGCCGTGGCTGGACTCGTCAACTCGGCCCCGGCGACGCTCGACACGCTGAACGAACTGGCGGCGGCACTGGGAAACGATGCGTCGTTCGCCACGACGGTCACGAACTCGCTTGCAGGCAAGGCTCCAACGAGCCATGCGCATGGAAACATCACAAGCGACGGGAAAGTCGGCACGCTGCCATATCAAGCGCTGTGGACGACAACAGGGGGAACGGTTGAGGCGAGGAGCGATTTGCCCGCGTTTCTAATTGCGGGCGACGCCGGCATGTTTCTGGAGGAAATCAACGACGACGGCATAAATGATGCGCTGGGCGTTGTGGGATTCGTTGCCAACGCACACCAACATGGCGCAATCACGGCAGGCGGCAAGATTGGCACGGCAGCCGGCCAGGTTGTCGTTACAGGCACGGGCGGCGCATTGACGACGGCTGCGACAATCGCAGCCGCAAGCGTTAGCGGTCTCGCCGCTTCGGCCACGACCGACACGACGAACGCCGGGAACATCAGCAGCGGGACGATGGCGGCGGCGCGGCTGGCGACAGGAACCGCGAGTTCATCGACTTACCTGCGCGGCGACGGCGCGTGGTCTACCGGCCCGTCGCAGACGTTCACGTTCACGCGGGCGACGGCGCCAAGCGATGCCACGGCGAACGGCACCGGAATATGGGACTGGACGATACCAAACGGCCGCATGGTGCGGATCGAAGCGGTCGGCGGCGGCGGCGGCGGGGGCAGCGGCCGCAAAGGCGCGGCAACAAACGCACGGTTCGGCGGCGGCGGCGGCGGCGGTGGTAGCCGCACGATTGTGGAATACTTCGTTGCCGATCTGGCGACTCGCGATGTGACGATCGGCGTTGGCCCAGGCGGCGCGGGCGGCGCGGCGCAGACGGCGAACAGCACGAACGGAAATGCGGCATCGGGCGGCGCCTCGACTTCGCTATCGGAGGTTCGCTATCGCGGCGGATCTTATACGGTAAACGACCGAATCGCCCACGCTGGCGGCGGCGCAGGCGGCAACGGCGGGACGACGACCAACGGTTCCGGCGGCGGCGGGTGGGGCGGCACGTTTCAGGGCGGCTCCGGCAGCAGTTCGTTTTCCACACAGACAGGCGGAACCGCGCAAGAAGTCGCGGCCGCGTCGTCTGGCGGCGGTGCGGGCGGCGGCATCTCCACGGCAGACGTTGCCTACTCGGGCGGCGCCGGCGGCCGCGTGTCGATGTTCTCGGCCACGCTGTTCGGCGGCGCTGGTGGGGCGGCCGGGGCGAATGGCGGAAACGCCGGCGCCATCGCTATGTCGCTGTGCGGCCAGGGCGGCGGTGGTGGTGGTGCCAGCACTGCCGGAAACGGCGGTGCCGGCGGCAACGGGGCGTTCCCCGGCGGCGGCGGCGGCGGCGGCGGCGCGGCCGTGGACGGCGTCGGCAACTCGGGGGCCGGAGGCAACGGAGCCGACGGCATCGTGAAAATCACGGTCTGGTACTGACATGGAACCGCTCGCAATCGTAAACGCCGATGGCCTGGTCGTCACGTTCGTGCGGCCAGATGTGCCGGATCACTGGTCGCCGCCAGAAGGCTGCACCGCGATCACCGCCGATCAACTGCCGGCCGGCTGGCAGATGGCACCCGACGACTCGCCGGTGCCGCAGTCGATCTCGGCCCGGCAGGCCAGGCTGTGGCTGGTCCGCCACGGCGTGAGCCTCGCGGCAGTGGACGCCGCCATCGCGTCGCTCGCCGACGAGGTGGCCGGGGAGTGCTGCCGCGTAGAGTGGGAGTACGGCACCGAGGTACACCGCGGGAGCGAGTGGCTCGCGGCCCTCGCCCCGACGCTGGGGCTGGACGACGCGGCACTCGATGCCGCGTTCCGCGAGGCGGCGGGGCTGTAGACATGCCAGCACGCATCGTACGCTGGAGGCCTCCTGTCCACATGAAGGCCCAGCCGACGAAGGAGCGAGCCCACTACGTCTCAAAGGACTGGCGAGCACGACGGAAGGCGATCCTCGTCCGCGACGCCTACCGATGTCGCGTCTGCTCGCGTGTCGCATACGGGCAGGCTGCCCATGTCGATCACATCGTGCCACTCGAAGATGGTGGGACCGATGACGAGGCAAACCTCCAGGTGCTGTGCGAGTCGTGCCACGGACGGAAGACAAGGGCGGAGCAGCGGAGGCGGGGCGTGTTGTGATACCGAAAAACATGCGTTTTCGCCGCGAATATCCGTGTTTTCGTGTTACGCTTACAGAAGTAACGGTCAAAATGCGTGTTTTTGCCGCAAAAACTGCGGTTATTTGTTTGACGGGGGTGGGTTGTAACAAAAATGGGTGTTACAATCCTGAGCCCCACGCCGCCTCTACGCGAGTTCCTGTCGGGTTTTGACCCGTTTTCGGAGTGAACTTCATGGGTTCCCGAGGTCCAGTCCCTGACCCAACAAGCCAGCGCTCCTCGGACCGTCGGAACACCCTGCGCGCGCCGCGGCGATCAGAGCCAGTTGCTGTCCGAATGCCGCACGGACTCGCGGATAACAAACCAGCTGCTGCCATGTGGAAGCGTCTGGCACCGTCACTGATCGACGCTGGACGGCTGACGCCAGATCAGGCCGACGCATTCGCGCTCGTCTGCCGGCTCCACGCCGAGATGGAGCAGCTCGACGCCAGGCTGGCTCGCGAGGGCTTTGTCCTCGAGACTGTCCGCGGACCCGTCGCAAACCCTGTCGCCAGGATGGCACGAGCCGCCAGGAACGACTGGGTGAGCCTCGCGCGAGACTTCGGCCTGACAGCGGCATCGTCGGCAAGACTCCCGGAGGTCGAGGATGAAGACGAGGAAGACCCGCTCGCCGAGTTCGGCTGACGCCTACTCGGCGACGCCGGATTCCCTGTTCGTCGACCCGACTTCGAGGCCCGAGTACGTTCCAGGATTCCAGTGGAACGCCGACGAGGCCGACAAGCCGCGGCGGTTCATCGAGAAGTGCTGCCGCCACCGGGCGGAGGGCGGCGAGATCGTCCGGGTCTCGCCGATCCCGTGGTTCCGGGACCGCGTGCTCTTCCCGCTCTTCGGGTGGCGACGGCCGAACGGCCGGCTCCGGTTCCGGCGGTTCAGCGTCTTCGTTCCGAAGAAGAACCGGAAGACGACGAGCTGCTCGCAGATCGTCCAGTTCGCCAACGTCGTCGCCGGGATGGACGTCTTTCTCGCGGCGAACGTCAAGGACCAGGCCCGGACGATGTGGCGGATGGTGCGGGACTCGATCCAGGCCTCGCCGATCCTGGAGCCGGTGTTCGACGTCGTCGACCACAAGTACCTGATCCGAAACAAGCGGAACGGGAAGGAGATCCGCTGCCTGTCCGCCGACGCGAAAGTCTCGGAGGGCATCAACGGCCTGGTGCTGCTCGACGAGATCCACAGCTTCAAGAAGCCGGACCTCGTCGATACGATCATGTACGCCACGCGCGGCATCCCCAACGCGATCATCGGCTCGATCTCCACGGCCGGCGACAACCGGAACGGGATCGGCTGGGAGTGGTGGGAGGCGACCGAGCTGGTCCTGAAAGACCCGAGCGTGAACCCGAGCCTCCTGGGCGTGATCTTCGCGGCCGACCCCGAGGCCGACGATCCGCACGACCCGGCTACCTGGGCCAAGGCGAATCCGGGCCTCGGCGAAGCGTTCACGGAGGACGAGTTCCGGTCGGACTACGAAGACTCGCTCACGCATCCGCGCAAGTTCTCGAAGTGGCTGCGGTACTCGCTCAACGTGTGGACCGCCCCCGACAACCGGGCTTTCCCGGGCGAGCACTTCGCGAACTGCCGCAAGCCGCGGCCCGATCTGACCGGGCTCACCTGCGTCTGCGGGATCGACGTCGCCTCGAACATCGACATGACGGCGGCTTGTTTCCTGTTCAAGCTGGCCGACGGATCCTACTACGCTGTCATGCGCTACTGGGTTCCGGAGGAGACCGTCCGCGAGCGCGAGACGAAGGACAACATCCCCTACTCGACATGGGCTCGCGAGGGCTGGCTGACGGTCACGCCTGGGGCGAGACTCAACCACAAGGTCGTCGCCCGCGACATCGCTGAGTTCGACCGCCAGAACAAGATCGCCCTCGTGTGTGCCGACCCGTGGCAGATCGGGCCGATCGCGTCGATGCTTGAAGAAGAGTCGATCGACCTGAAGGCGGTCCGTCCCAGTACGACCGTGATGAACGCCCCGTCGAAGATGCTCGAGGGCGAGGTGGTCGAGGGGAAGTTCGGCTACGAATCGCCGATCCTGCTGTTCAACGCGAATAACCTCGTGTGGTTCGAGGACTCAACGGGGATGGTGAAGCCCGACAAGGAGAAGTCGCCGGAAAAGATCGACGGCATCGTGGCGGCGGTCAACGCGTTCGCGGCCGCCATGGAGAAGGACGCCGAATTGTCGGAGCGGCCGGCAGACGGTCCACTCCTACAGCCCCTCTGGTGACGCGGCTATAGGGCAAATCGGTGGCCGTTTGGAAGGATGCCGCGCATGCCACGCGCGAAGTCCACGGCCCCCAGGCGGTCGCCGCAGAAGCAGACGACGAAGCGGCCCGCCTCACGGAGGTCGCCCCGGGCATCCGCACGCGCGGCGATCGGCGAAAGTACGCTTCTCGACCCGTTTGCGTGGGGCGCGGTTTCGGGCCGGCGCGTCCATCCCGAACTGGCCGTCCGGGTGTCGAGCGTCTTCTCCGTCTGCCGGTTCATCGCCCAGTCGATCGGGTGCATGTCGCCCCGGCTGAAGGTGCGGCTGGCCGGCAAGACGCTCGACGCCGTGCAGGGCTTCGGCGACCCGATTTCGAGCGTCTACCGGCAGTGCGTCCACGCTTTGCGGGTGCGGCCGAACCCGTGGCAGAGTCCGTTCGATTTCTGGACCCTGCAAGGCTTCTGGACCGCTCTCCACGGCGGAGGCTTCGCCCGCGTCGTGGCCGGCAGCCGGGGGGCGATGACCCACCTGATCCCGCTCCACCCTCGGCGGATGCGGACGAAACAGCTGGCCGACTACTCGCTCGCCTACGAATGGTTCGACGAGGGCGGGAAGTGGATGCCTCTCCAGCAGGGTGAAGTCCTTCACTTCCGCTGGCTTGGAGACACAGGGATCACGGGCACGCCCCCGACGGACACCCTCGCGACGGCGATCACGATCGCCCGCGAACTCGACGGCGCGGCCCTCACGCTCTGGAAGAAGGGAGCCCGTCCGGACTTCGTCATCGAGACCGACAAGCGGATGGACGACACGACCATGGCCCGCTACCGGTCGGAGTTCCGCGAGATGTACGGCGGGGACAACCGCGGCACGCCGGCGGTCATGATCCCGGGCCACAAGCTCGTGCCCATGCAGTCGAACACGATGGAGCAGAGCCAGTTCCAGCAGCTCCGCGAATCCATCCTGCCCGAGGTGTGCAGCCACTGGGGTGTCCCGGCCTCGCTCGTCGGCGACGCGAAGGCCCAGCGGTACGGCAGCCCCGAGGCCGACAACCTCCAGGCCCAGGTGTGGTGCCTGCTGCCGTGGCAGAAGCGGTTCGAGGGGGCGGTGAACCTCTGGCTCAACGACACCTACGGCGAGAACACGTTCTTCCAGCTCGACAACCGGGCGCTGCTCCGCGGCGATTCGGTTGCCCGGGCGAACCTGTATCGGGCGCTGTTCAGCATGTCGGCGATCACGCCGAACGAGATCCGCGAACTCGAAGACTTCCCGGTGCTCGAAGAGCCGGAGGCCGACAAGACGTTCCTCCAGCTTGGGTTCTCGACGCTCCAGATGGCGGCGAACCAGGCCCAGAAGGGGGCCGCCGGGGCGGTTGCCGATCCTGCCCATGGCGATGCCGCGAGCCAGGGCGAGAGCGTTCCGTCTGCGGGCGGGTTCACCGTCGGGCAACGCGTCTACTGGACCGACGGCGACGGCGTGATCGAGCACCTGATGACGTCCGGGACGCTGGGCACCGAGGGATCGCCGTTCGCGATCGAGGCCACGCCCGACGATCCGGCGGCCCTGATCCGCGTTTACCAGGGCGACCAGCCGACCGAGTTCACGGTCGGCAAACGGGTGGCCGAGCTGTCGGACGCACCACTGACCACGGATTCCACGGGGGGCAACTCATGACCACCATGATCGAGCGTCGCTATCTCCTCACGGCCGACTACCCCGACGCGATCACCGTCCAGAAGCGCGACGGCGAGCCGCCCGTCATCGCCGGGATCTCCCCGCCGTGGGATTCGTTCTCCGTCGACCTCGGCGGCTTCCGCGAGAAGTTCGCGCCCACGGCCTTCGACGGCCTGGTCGACCGCAAGGCGAACGACCCGCGAGGGAAGATCGACGTTCCGTTCCTCACCGATCACCTGTCGCACCTGATTACGGGCCGGACGACGAATGGTCGGCTGGAGATCAGGAAGGGCCTGAAGGGGCTGGAGTACACCCACCGCCCGATCCAAACGACCCACGGCCGCGACCTCGCGATGCTCGTCGAAGATCGCACGATCACCGGCGCGAGTTTCGCCTTCACGTCAGCCCCGGACGGTGAGACGTGGACCGAGGACGAAAAGGGGAACGTGATCCGGACGGTGTTCCGCGCGAGCGGCCTCTACGACATCTCGGCGGTCACCTACCCGGCCTACCCGCAAAGCACGGCCGGGATCCGTTCGCTCCCGCTCTGGAAGAACGCCCGGAGCGCGATGGCCCACCGGGCCGAGTCCCGCGGCCTGACGATCTCGCTCGACTTCGACGGGACGTTCACCGCGGCCCCAGGGCTGTGGCGGTCGTTCGTCGCCGACGCCCAGGCCCGTGGGAACCGCGTCGTGTGCATCACTCGACGCGAAGACACCGAGGAGAACCGGGCCGCCCTGCGGGACGCGTTCGGGGACATCCACGACGAACTAGCCGGCGTGCTGCTCGTCGGGCCGGACCAGCAAAAGCGGTCGGCCGCAGCAGCCGCCGGCCTTTCTGTCGACATCTGGATCGACGACTACCCGGAGGGGATCGCTGAGCGGGCCGCGGCGTCCCCGCGCGGCGTGAAGGTCTCGACGCTTGCGGGCGCCAGGGCCGCCGCGGCGGCCGCGGCCGCCCGGATGCGGATTGCTGTCGGTTCAACGGAGGCCTCACGATGATTTCTGCCGCCCCTGTCGCTGTTGCCGGCAACCTGGACGCCGGTCTGCTGTCGAAGATCCACGCGTTCGTCGAGACGGCAAAATCTGCGGCCGCAGGCGGCCTGACCTGGGCCGAGTTCGGCGACCTCATGCTTGCCCTGTTGCGGCTGGTTATCGCCGGCCTGGACGCCGTCGGCACCATGACAGGAGCTGAGAAAAAGGCGCTCGCCATGGAGGCCGTCTCCAGCCTGTTCGACGCCGTCGCCGACAAGGCCGTTCCGACAGTCGCCTACCCGATCTGGATGATCGCCAGGCCGGCTGTTCGGGCGCTCGTGTTGGCGCTGGCGTCCGGGGCCGTGGAGCAAGTGCTTCCGCTCGTGAGGGCCTGACATGCTCGACAGCGTCCGGCTGCTCGTGGAGTGGGCTCCCCTGCTCGGCTACGGCCGTCGGCTGTCGGCTGCCACCGATGACCGGCAGCGGGCCGAGGTGATCGCCGACGCGATGGAGTGGCTGGCGAGCAAAACCGGCAATCGGCTCGACGACGAACTGGCCCGCCGACTGGCGGCCGTCCTGAAGACCCCGGAGGGTGCGGCCCTGGCCGGGTGGATCGCCGACAAGGCCGCCGACATGGAGAAGACACCGTGAACTACGTGACCCTCGCCCAGATCGTGATTGCCACCGGCCTGGTCGGCTACGGCGTGTTCGCCGGTGTGCAGCAGTTCCGCGTCCGGTTCGGCCGGCGTCGCGAGCGGACTCCGGTTGACGACCTTCGCCTTGTCATCGACCTAGCGGCCCGGCTCCGCGACCAGGGGAAGGCCGAGGCCGTGACCGTCTGCCAGCAGCTCCTCGACGAGCTGCTCAAGCCGGAGGCCACGAGGTCGTGAGGCCGCTTGCCTTCATCGCCGCCGGGCTTCTCCTCCTGACGCTGCCGCGCGTCGAGTGGGGACACGTGGACACGAGCGGGTCCGCCACGGCGGCTGTGTACGTCTACGAGAAGGACGCCGGCGGCGTGCCGCCGTTCGTGTCCGTCGCCGTCAACCGGCTGAACCGTGAGCGGAAGGTGGTCGCGACGCTCTTCGAGGACGACACGACAGACGGCGACGGCGACGTGCCGGAGCAGTATCGCTCCGCCCTGGATGCGGCCCGTAAAGCGGGGCTACCGGCGGTCGTCGCCATCGCGGGCCGGACGGTTATCCGGGTGACGCCAAGGCCCGCCAGCGAAGCGGCGGTGATGGAGGCCGTGCCGTGACGATCGACCCAAAGCTGATCGACGTCTTCCCTGCCGTACACGACGGCTACCCGGCCAGCCTTGCGATCGAGGACACGCCAGACGCCCTGCGCGACGCCTGCGGTTCAGCCTCGAGGGAGTTCCCGAAGGCCCTGTGGATCGAGCCGCGCGAGTGGGTGGACCGCGCACGTGAGAACGACGCGGCCGGGGCATGGGGGATGAACTACATCGACCGGTTCACAAACCAGAACCCGACCCACGAATGCACATGCCACAGTCTCCGGGCCAACGTCGAGGCCGCTCGCAACCGGGCGCGGGGTGTGAACTTCGGCGGGCCGAAGGTGGGATACCGATACCCCGAGTCGCGCGAGTTCGGATCCGTATGGCTGTCGCCGCTCTCGGTATACGCCGAGGCGAATCCGCGGCAGTGGGGAGGAGCGAACGTAAGGGCGGTGCTGGAGATTGCCTGCCGACGCGGGATGCTTCCCGAGACGGTGCAGCCGTTCGACTACCAGTTCCGCCACTCCATGCCGGGCACGGCCGGAAAAGGCGGGTTCAACCAGGCACGCGGGCCGTGGACGCCGGTCTCACGATTCCCGGAGGGCTGGGAGGAAACAGCCAAATGGTTCCGCCCAGACGAGGTGATCTTCCCTGAGAGCTACGAGCAGGCCGTGTGCCTCGTGCTCCACGGCTACGTCGTCAGCGTGGGCCGCAACGGGCACGCGGTGCCGTGGGCACGGTGGATGCCAGACCAGCGGCTTATGGCCTACCCGGACTCCTACGACATCGTGCGGTACGACTCCGAGCGGACGGCCAAGTCCGCATGGCAGGGATCGTTCGCTGTGGCGTCCGTCACTCTCCCCGATGACTGGAGCCGGCCCGCCGGGTGACCATGCGATCCATCCTCCTTGCGCTGCTCCTGGCCGCGACCGCCTCGGCTGCCCCGTGCTCGAACTGCCACGGCGACCGCGTCGTCGGGCCAGGCCCGGTGCGGTTCGCGTGCCCGGTGTGCGATGGTTCCGGCGAGCTGCCAGACCAACCGGCGCCCCCTGCCCAGGCGGCGGCCGCATCCACCGGCCCCCGGCCAGCGGTCTGCCGGGTCGAGTGCGGATCCGGCCCGTCCCGCGACTGCGGGTCTGGCGTGCTCGTGGAGGCCCGTGAGGGCCGGGGAGTTGTCCTGACAGCATGGCACGTCGTTCGTGGCCACAGGGACGCGATCACGATCCGCTGGCCCGACGGCACGAGCGGACCGGCTCGTGTGCTCGCGAGCGACGACGCCTTCGACCTGGCGGCCCTGGCGACACTGGCCCCAGCCGCAGCCCCGGTGCCGATCGCGGCCCGGCCCCCGGCCGTGGGCGACCGGCTGACGCTCGCCGGCTACGGGCCGGCGCCGTTCGTCTACCGCGAGGCGGCAGGCCATGTCACCCAGTTCGTCGGCCCCACGGGCCGGCATCCGGCTCACATGGTCGAGGTCCAGGCTGCGGCCCGGCAGGGGGACTCGGGCGGCCCGATCTTCAACGCCGACGGCGAAGTCGTCGCTGTGCTCTGGGGATCGTCCAAGGGGATGACCGCCGGCAGCCATGTCGCCGAGATCCGAGCACTTCTCACCCAGGCACGCGCCGGCAGCTGCCGAGACGGAAGGTGTGCGAAACGATGACGGACGCGGATTACGTCTGGCATTCCCTGGGTGCATCTCCGATTCGGCGGGCCATGGTCGGCCGCGAGCGGTGCGATGCTGTCGTCGCCACCGCCGTCGAGCAATCGCCACAGGTCAGCGAGATGGCGTTTGCCGGTCGCGACCGTCGTGCCATGCGCGAGCGATGGGAACAGCGCGTCCGGCTGGTCTACCGCGACCGATGTGGCTTCGCGCTCACGACCATGCTGTTGTGGTGGGCCATCGGGGCGATCGTGGAAGCGCTGGTCAGGAAGTGGTGGGAGGAGCATACGTGAACACGGAAACCATCGAGATCGGTCTTCGCACCGCCCGCGAGTTCGGCGTTCCGTTCGTCGTGCTGGCGGTGCTGTTGTGGCTGCTCCGCGAGGCGGCTCACGCTCTACACAGGACGGTCGTTGTCCCGGTCGTCGACGCCCACTCGACGTTTCTGAAGCAGACAACGGCCACGCTCGACGGCCTCGGTCGCACCCAGGAGCGGCAGGCGGAGACGTTGGCCGAACTGGCAGCAGGACAGCGCGAGATTCACGCTGCCATCGCCGGCAAGGTCGCGGTCCGCTGAGATTTTTTTCCGACGGCCTATAGGGCAAATCGGTGGCCTCTTCGTAGGTTTCCGCGAGCGAGATCGAAACAGACCGCGCACCAACTCCAACCGAGGTAACCATGCCCAGCCCGAAGCTCCGCCTCCTGACCGACGAGAGTGTCGCGGTCGAAAACGAGATCAACGCCCTTCGCTCGCTTGAGCCCAAGGACGACGCCGATCGTGAGAGCATCGAGGGCCGGCTGAAGTCCGCCCAGGAGCGGGCCGCCAAGATCGCGTCCGAGGCCAAGCGCGAGCACGAGCTCGACGCTGCCATCGCGTCGATGCAGGGCATCCGCAGCGCGGACAAGTCCCGCGAGGACGTCGAGCGGCAGTTCCGCGACGACGAGAAGGCTGAAGCCACGCCCGACATCCGGGCCGGCGTGCGGGCGTTCCGATCCGTGAAGGTCGCCGAGGCCGTCGGTCGCCATCTGTGCGGCCTGGCCGGCGTCAGCAATCGGGCCATGGGCGAGACGGTCGACGGCTACGGCGATGACTTCGTCGTGACCGAGCTCTACTCCGCGATCGTCAACCGGCTGCAATACCAGTCGGTGGCGATGCAGCTTGCCTCGATCTTCCGGCCCCGCGGCCAGAAGATCACGCTGCCCAAGTCGGGCGACGTCACGTTCGGCTTCGCGGCCGAGAACGTGGCGTTCACCGACCAGGACATCACGACGAGCGGTTCCGACCTGACCCTCTACGAGGGTGGTGCCTCGATCCCCGTGTCGCGGTCCCTCATCGAGGATTCGCCGATCGACGTCGCGGGCCTGATCGTGGACCGGTGCTCCTACGGTCTGTCCCGGTGGATGGACAATGTGGTTTTCGGCGGCAACACGGCAAACCCGGCGATCACCGGCCTCGCGGCCTCGGTGGCGGCTGGCAATACCGTGACTGTGGCAGCCAACGCTTCCACGACGGCCGCCAACCTCGCCGACGTCGTCGGCAAGGTGGACGAGTCCATCATGGGCACGGGCGCGTGGGTGTGCTCGAAGGCCGGCTACGTGGATCTCATGAAGATCTGGGCGGCCCAGCAGACCACCCAGGTGGTCGGCGGTGGCCGCGTGGTGCCGACCCTGTTCGGTGCCCCGGTCTACATCGTCAAGGGCCTGCCCTCGACGACGCTGGCCCTGTTCGGCGACTTCGGTATGTCGACCGCGGTCGGCCTGAAGGACACCGGGCTGGAGATCAGCGTGGCCCGCGAGCTGCTCGTCCGCAGCCGGCAGTACCTGTACGTGGCCTCGACGCGGCTCGGCGTGAGCAATCACGGCCCCGAGTTCGTCGGTCGCCTCGCCAAGGCCTGACCTGATCAATGTGAATGATTCCGGCGGGGGCTGGTTACGCATCGCCAGCCCCCGCCGGGCCGCACGGAGGCCCGAGTGGCCGAACTGGTCCCAGTCCGCCTGACATCCGAGTTCCGCGGCCATCCGGCCGGGGCTGTCATTCAGGCGACTCCAGGGCTGGCTGGCTTCCTGACCTCCACGGGCCGGGCCACGCCGGCCCCCGAGGCCGCGGCGGCGAGCCGGTCCGACAAGTTGATTGAGCGGGCAGTTGTGAGGGGAGCCGGATCGTGATCGTCGCACCTCCCGACAACATCGCCGTCGTCGTCGCGCCGGTCGTCGAGCCGGTGTCGCTCTCCGATGCGAAGGCCCAGATCGGCCTCCTCCCCGAACAGGACGAGCACAATTTCATGCTCGCCCAGAAGATCTCCACGGCCCGCCGGCTGATCGAGCAGCGGCTGGGGATCACGATGGTGGCCACGAAACTCCGCGGCGTGTGGAGGGAGTGCCCTCGGGTGGTGCCCCTTCCGGCCCCGCCGCTCCTGGTCGATGCCGATCATCCCGTCGCTGTGACAGTAGACGGCGAGGCCGTTCCGTCCGGCGAGCTCGAGGTCGATGCCGACGTTCGCCCTGGCGAGATCACGTTCGTTGCCCAGCGGGCCGGCAAGCTGATCGTCGAGTGGTGGGCAGGCAAGCCCGCTGGGTTCATTCTGTGCCCGCTGCTCCACTCGGCGATCCTCATGTACGTCGACCATGCCTTCCGGAACCGGGGCGTGCTCGCGGACGACCGGACGGTGGTCCTACCCGTAGGCTTCGACGATCTGCTTGCGGCCTCCTCCTGGTCGGGGAGGTACTGACGCATGATCGCCACTGGCCGCCTCACGCATCGGTTCGAGCTTCAGCGTCCCGTCCAGACCCGGAACGCGTCGGGCGAAAGCATCACGACCTGGTCCAAGGTCCAGTCGTTCCTGGGATCCTACGACCAGGAGACCTACAGCCAGGCCCAGCGGCGCGGCCAGATCGGCGGCAACCGCCAGGCGACCGTCATCTGCCGGGAGTTCGAGGGCGTCGACGCGTCGATGCAGTTGGTCTGCCTCTCGCGCGGCGGTGACGTGATGAAGATCTCCAGCGTGG